TCATAGCGTTTAAGGACTGCAACGCCGTCATGAGATGTGTCTAACCACAACTGTCCCTCTTTAGGGTTTAAAGGAGGTGTTGGAGATTTTTCGATATATCGTTCAAACCCATCGAGTTGTTTTTCAAGTCTTTCAGAAATGATACTATCTGCATTGTTAGTGACATCTTTAAGTCTTTTTTCAAGCTCTTCTCTGAATTTTTCAAACTGTCTATAAACCTGGTCTCTTGTAAACTCTCTAAGTATACCAAATTTATATTCTTTTGTTTTACTTAACAAGTCGTAATTAATTTCTATAATTTCAGCTTCTAAATAAATCTCTGGAACGATATGCTCATCTTTTACTCTAATCATATCTCCAACTTGTGCGTTAATAGCGTTAGAGCTAACTTCATAAACTACAGATGCTTTCTTTCGTTCATCTAATTCTTTTTTAGTTTTTTGTCTAAGTAATTTTTCAGTTACCTTTTCATCTGATTCTGTTGGAACTTCATAATAGTCCCAAATATATCTTTGAGGTAATCCAAATTGTTCTTGTGCTTTATCATCTACAACCTCTACATATAGACGCTCTTTCTTTTTACTATTGCCATCAGATTCTTCTGGTCCTACCCCTAGTAATGCTGTTGCAACTTCACTAAAATCTATTTCACGTTTAAGACCAATTAAATTGTCCTCATAGACAATCTCCTCTCCATTAAACAGTGGGTCAACTTTCTTGATTGAAACATATCTTTTATTCACCTTATTGCCAGATACTTCAATAAAGTAAGTAAGTCTCATATCTGTTTCTTCTTGTAATATTTTTAAAGCCTCTGCTCTATCAATTACCTTATCCCATTCAATAGTAAAGTCACCAGGAACTTCAGAGTCATCTGCAACTTCCCAACCTGTATCTGCTAGGATATAATCTAGTATAACAGTTGGCATCTCTTTTGTAAACTTTTTAGGTTTAAGAGGTTTAGCTGTAGTGATGTCATTTAAGTAAGATGCGTTACTTTGAATCTCTGTAGTACCATTTTCTAAATCAATAATAGTCTCTACAATAAACTCTCTGTATATTCCCATATGGTCTTGTATAATAATTCTATTTCTATCTCTTAAATTTCCAGCTATCTTAGACGCTACAGTAAAGTCAAATGTCTCCATCATATCTTTGACATTTAAATTATGTTCTGCCTCGTATATAGCATCTTGTTTAAACGATAAATCTTCGATAATATTCTCTTCATAATTTAAAACATGTATCATTTAAATTCCCCTTTAGTAATATTTATCTCTCCAATACACAGTTGTATCAAAGGTATTTGTTGGGGTGATTAATAATTCATTCGTTCCTGGAGGTAAAGTAAAATACCTACTACTAAATGACTTCTCGGACATCACAGGCTCTTCATTTACTAATATATCACCCGTTTCTGTGTTCAGTATAACTGTATCACCTTGTTGAATTATCATATCTGCTGAGCCTTTAGGTTTCTCTAATAATTCATATATATAAGTACCTAAATGTCGTAAGTCTCTATGGTTAGCATTACCTCTAAAAATACCAAACCTAGAGTTGGCAATTTTTCTATTGTATATTTTACCATTGTCTTTATATGTTTTCTTTTGGTCTCTTAAAACAGTAGATGGAATACGTCCTCTTTTATTTTCATCGTTGTAGCACCAATATCTCATTGTTAGAGTATTACCTTTTCTAATTAAAGTAAAGTAAATAGTTAATATTCTCACTCTTTTTAATGCACGTGTTAATTGTGGACCCCATAATAATCTCTCATCGCCCTGTTCATTATAGGCTAAGAATACAATACGTCCTGCATCTTTGCTTGATGTAACGTTTTGATACCCCATAGAGAATATAAGTTTTCCTTTATCATCATAAATGAAATGTCCTATCTTACCTGTTCCTTTATTGTTCTGTCTGACGTTTACTTTAAATGTTGCCTTAAAATCTTGTACAGACCTATCATAAGTTTTAGATAAAGCTCCTCCACGCCAACCTCTATTCTGTGAAACAGAACCTAAATTCAATCCCCATGTTTGAGGGTTTTGAGTAAAACCAGCTCCAGTCGTACCTCCTAAATATCTATCTGGAATACTTTCAGAAGATGACATTCTACTGAAGCCTTTCTGATTTAAGAACTCGCTAGTGATTATAGGTGGACTGTAATTTTTAACTGTTACTTCCTCACTATCCTCACCAATGAAGAAATGGTTATCGTCTTTATCAGATACCATAAAGAACGGTGATTCTTTCAATGCTACAGCTTCTAATATGAAAGGTGTATCTAAAGTTCCTTGATTTACTGTTGTTACTGCATCAGTATACGCTGTATTTTTATATGTGTCAACAGAATACTTAGCATTGTCTAACAATACGACTTTAACACTGAAGAACGCTACTTGTCCATCATGTAAATCTATTTCAAACGGACCGTCTATTCTACCTTTCCAAAACCATTTCTCTCCACTAATAGCAATTTCTACTTCTTCATTGTGATTTATAAATCTTATTACTTTTTGAGCAATCTCAAATTTACTTAGCTTTTCCTTTTCATTTACATAAGCTAGATTTAACTCAAAATCTCCTGCGTTCCTAGCTCTATTTTGGAATATAGCTCTATCTAAATGGCTTGTCTCTTGATATTCTGTACTTACATCAAAGAAGGAGACGGGTAAGTCTCCCTCTAGATATAAGTTATCAAGGGTTTTGCCATTAATCACTAAAGTCTTTAGCAATAATTATCAATCCCTTCTATATTTGCCTCTACGTTTTTCTTCTTTCTTTATGAATGTATCTGTATCACGATAAGTCTGTTTAGCAACTTCCCTACCGTTAATCTGTACAGACATTCCTCCTTGAACTAATTGTAACATAGCAGTAGCTAAGCTGTCAAGTGTTTCTTCGATTTTATCTAATCTTTCTGTGTAATCTACATTAAAGTTATTCACAGTTGTAGAGTTATCAATCTCTACATCGCCATCTTCATTTAATCCAACTAATCTTCTAGCTAAATCAATTAAATGTGCAGCTCTAGCTTTTTTAGTTAATGGAATAACCATCTCTGGTTTATTGCCCTCGCCAACTTCTGCAATCTGATGACGTCTAATTAACCCACCATTAGCATAAGAGTTTAAGTTTTTAGGGTTGAACTTATCAACCGTTTTATTTAATATTGCTAACATTCTATCTTGTGGGTCTTCAAACTGTGCTTTATTAGATTCAGAATATTTCTTAAACTCTCTTTTAGAAACTTGTACTGGACTGTCTTTAACTTGTTGCATAAGTTTGTTATAAAGGTCTGGTGCAATATCGTGGCTTGGGTGGTCATTGTCTCCTCCCCCACCATTATCACTACCTTTTTTCTTCCTGTTGTTTTTCTTTAACCATGGTAATGGGTCAAATGGACGACCATTTTTTCTCATTTCGTAGTGTAAGTGAGGTCCAGTTGAACGACCAGTGTTACCTGATACCCCTAGATAAGTTCCTGGTTTAACTCTCTTAGAGCCTGTAAATGCGAACCTGCTCATGTGTCCGTAGATGACCTCTAAACCTTTCGCAGCTTTAATCCACATGTGTTTACCGAAACCTGAGTTATCTTGTTTAGCAGTTGCTGTACCACTAACTGTAGAGTAAAGTTTATCATATACATAGTTTAAGTCGAGTCCATAGTGTGGCATTGCGAATGGATATCCTGCACGTTTTGCAGCCGCAGCTGATGATGCAAATCCAAAGTTTAAACCTTTGGAGAGGTTAATATAACCTCCGTCACCTTCTGCTGACTCTAGCCACTCTTTGATTTTCTTGACTATATTTTCCTTTACTGCTTTAAATCCAGTTCTAGCAATATCACCATGTAATCCAGTAACCTCTTTAAAGTTAGAGAATCCTAAATTGTCTAAAACTAAATTAAATAGTTTACCTGGATTCTTAACGTAATCAAGAACATCACTAATCTTGTTCTTAGCCCAGTTTACAGCTTTATTTCCTACACTCTTAACTTTGTCAAAGATACCTCCACCACCATTAGTAGTTCCTCTACTAAATCTAGGTACTTCTCCAAAGTGTTTCATGAAGTGGTCGTATGTTGCTTTACCACTGTGTACTTTATATCCTTTTTTCAATGGTACAATAGTATCTGATGATGGTGTTAATGTGAGGTTACCTTTGTTATCCTCAATCATCTCATGTCTAAATCCACCAGGTCCGTTTCCTCGTCCTCTATCTCCAACAACAGCAAGTGTATCTTTGTTAATTTTACCATTAGTTACATAATCAGTTGTGTGTGTTGTACCTGTGTGTAGCTTGGGTATTTGACTTTCCATACCAATTTTCTTAGCTACCCAGTTGACACCCTCGATTACTTTGTTTAAACTTGTCTTAACAGAATCTGTTAATCCAGTCATAAACTCTTTCATCTTATCAATAGGGCTCTTGATTCCACTTTTCATTTTTTCAAAGATGTCAACGATTTTAGTTTTAAATTTACCTACTACGCCTTCAACTTTACTTCTAATCCATACGAAACCATCATGAACGTTAGATTTAATCTTTCCTACTCGTTCAGATATTCCAGTTCTCATTTGAGTAAAGCGATTTACAATAGCTTCTTTAAAGCTGGAAACTATACTACTAACTTTTAATTTAATGTAGTCCCAAACTTTAATTACAAAAGACTTAATCTTGTCTGTAATATCAGTAGCACGTTGCCATAATCTAGTGAAGAATCCAACTATAGCTGTAACAAAAGAACTTACTATAGATGACACTCTTGTTTTAACTTCAGTGTAACCATTTACTAGAATATTTCTAACATTCGTCATAAATGTTGATATATTAAGTTTTAACTCTTCATATTTACCACTAATCCAAGTAACAGTGTTATTCAACCAGCTCGTAATAGTTTCCCAAAGTCCTGTAAAGAAACCTACGAAAGCTTGCACTACACTTGTAAAGAATCCACTTAACGATTCCATAAATGAATTATATTTTTCTACTATAGTTGTCCATACAGTAGTAAAGAAGCCAGTTATACTTTCGTATATACCTAAGAAGAAATTAGTTAAGGACTCCATAAATGAATTATACTTCTCTACTAAATACTCCCATATTCCAACAAAGAACTCTACTACTTTATTATATAATTCTGTAAAGAATGTTCCTACAGATTCCATAAATGAATGGTATTTCTCTACTATATATTCCCATATACCAGTAAAAAACTCTACAAACTTATCGTATATTGTAGAATAAACAATACTTAATGAAGCTATAGCTAATTTGACTTTCTCAACTATATAATCCCATATTCCAGATATCCATTCCTTAAACTGTTCCCAACCTCTAAGGAACTCTCCTTTAATATGGTTCCAAGTTTGTGCTAGGAATCGTTTTGTCTTAAGCCAATATCCTTCCCAAGCACTAAGCACTTCACCAGTTTCTTGGTCAACTAACACACCATGCTTTTCTGCTTGTTTAGAGGCATGACCGATAACTTCATTGTATGTTTTTTCTGCATTTTTGACTGTTTCCTCATACTGTTCTTCTGCAGCCGCTACAGCTTTCTTCTTCTCTTCATCAGTTAAAGTTGTAGACTCCATAGCTGAAGCAATTAAGGCATCTCTTTCCTCTTCAGCACCTTGAATAGTTTTATCTCTAGCTTCTTTACTATCATTTAAGAGCTTCTCGTAAGTCTCTCTATTCATTGCTAGTTTGTTAGTGCCTAGTCTTTGAAGGATAACCTCTTGCTCTTTCTCGCCCTCTGATAGAGTTTGTACTACTGTTTCATTAGACTCTTGTTGTAGTTTCTCTATGTTAGCAAGCTCTTCTTCAGTGAGATACCCTCTTTCCTCCATGCCTTTGTCTATAATACTTAATATCTCGTTATGATTCTTTTCAGTAGAATTTTGAGAATCCACATGTCTTTTGTTAAGACGTTTCATAATCTCTTCTGATTCTTCATCAGTATAAGCACCAGTCTTTTCAATGAAGTCTTGCATTTCTTTTTCTTCAGTGCTATGTTTTTCTTTCATTTTTGTAAGAGATTCATTCTTCATTTCTTCATAAGTGCCTCTTAAATCTTCAGCATGTTTACCGTACTTCTCTAATATTTTATCATGCTGTTTCTGTACTTCCTTAGGTATCTTTTCTCCTCTAGCCTTATACTCTGCTACTTGGTCTAGAGTTAATTGCTCCTCTTCAGAAAGTACACTTATTCTCATTTCAGAAATCTGTTTAGTTGCTTTCTCTGTGAGTTCAATAAAGCCACCTAGTGCTTTCTTAGTAGATTTTGAAATGTTTCTACCTAAAGCATCTACTGGTTCTTTAGTAGATTTAATTGCTTCATTAAGTCCTTTAGCATAATTGCCCCATTTTTTAACCCAGCCGTCATCTGGTAATTTATCATAGGCGTTCTTTAATGAGTTAGATAGTTTCTCTCCAATCTCTTTTCCAGCTTCTTTAGCTGATGAACCCATATCCTTAAAGAACCCTACACTAGCTTTAACAGCAGTTCCTAAAGCTCCTCCAATAAACTTAGCAAAACTTCCTAATACTGCTATAGTACCATCAACTAGGTCTTTAAAGATATCTAATTTTTTATACATAGTAATAAATATCTTAGATAGTACAGTGACAGCTGTAATAACAATCCCTACTGGACCAGTAATAGTTCTAAGAGCAATCTTCAATGCTCCCCATGAACCTGTGAATAGTTTCAATGGACTCTTAACTATCCAACCAAACACTCCACCTAAGTCTTTAAATGATACACTTGCCACCTTAGACAGGCTTCCTAGTTTCTTTAATCCTAATCCACCTTTAGCCATCGTAGAAACTACACCCATACCCATTGAGAGCTGGTGTAAAGCTCCAGCAAATAGACTTATAGTAAGGAATACTGGACCCATAACAATAACAATACCAGCAATTGCTGCAATCATTACTTTAGTCTTATCAGATGCCTCTTCTAGTTTTTTAAGTAATGGTGTTAATTTTTTCATTAGTTCAGTTAAATAAGGTGCTAGTGCTTCACCAATTGCACGTCCTGTTGCAAATAATTGGTTTTTAAATAATTGAATTTGAGAACCTAAAGTCTTATATCTTTCTTCAGCCTCTGCACTAAGAGCTGTCCCTTCTTTCCAGCCCTCGTTAGCATATTTCTGTGCATCTTCCATGGTACCATAACCGTTTGCCAATCTCAAGACTGTATCTGTTTCTCTTAGCTCGCTAATACCTAATTCTTCAAGTGTTTGCTTGGCGTTACCCCCACTATCAATAACACCTTTCATTCCTTTTTGGAATATCAGTAGTGCTTGATATGGGTCATTCTGCCATAATTCAGCAAACTCTTCTGCTGAGACTCCTGCTACATTTGCAAAACCTTGGAGTCCCTCTCCACCGTCCATGACAGCGTTATTAATTTTTTGCATGACCTATATGTTTATTTACAAACGCTACTTTGTAAACCTGTGTTATATCACAGCTCTAGTTTTCACTACGAGAGCAGACTATTTGTTCATCTTGTTATAAATACAAGAGCAGTATTTTTCTTCCTCCAATAGCTTGAGGCTTTACTTCCATCATTTATATGGAATAGTCGTTGAGGGTCCTCCATGCTCATATGAGTTTAGGACTTTCCCTGCTAAAGACCGATTATTCATGCCTTAGGATTTAACCATAGCACATCTAATTAATTTTTTCTGTTTTCACAACTATACCGTCTATCTTTTCAGATTACGTTTCAGTTTAATTAGCTTTACGGATTCTTAGCATTTAACACTGAATACTTACTCATCACTGAATAAGCAAGGCTATATCACCTTTGACATGGCTGAACCACCTGCTTCAGCCGAAATCAATTTTGTTATCCTAAAGGCTCTTTATCCTTTAGTTCTATATGTTTCCATGTAGTTCAGACTATATCTTTGCTTACCTTAAATGTAAACACTGTGTGTTCGTGACACTTTACTGTCTACAGCTCTACCTGTTTAGACTCCATGTGCTAGTCGTTGCACCTTCTAGATATTTCTATCTAGCTTGGCTCATGATTAACATAGAATCAATCCTTAGTCTTCCATGAATTTACACAGTTTAAGGTCGGCATTTCTACTTTAACCGACCGAGCTCATTGCTGCACCAAGTGCTACAATATCTTGCTCTGCCATGCCTACTGTTGTTCCTGTCCCCGATAATCTTTGCATATAGTTAGCAATCTCATCTTCTTGGGTAGCCATATTGTTCGTTTTATTATCCTAAGAGTTCTTTATCTCTCAGTTCTAGGACTTTCGTCGCATTATGGAATGTCAATTCATTCCTAGTCTAGACTATATCATTACCATTACTATTGTAAGACGGTATCAAGTTTTCGTGGGTCTTTACCATCTCCAACATTACTTGCTGAGACTCCTTGACCTAGTCGTTGCACCTTACTATTATTTCTAATAGTCTTGGCTCAGTATTAGTATATCTTCTGTAGATTTAACCTCCACTGAATTTACTTGATTTTCACTTAATAGTTTCCTACTAAGGGGGCTAGGCTACATGCCCACCCAAATTAACTATGGTACTACCTAAACGTTCAAAGTTTTTGTTTGTCTGTTCCATTCCTGTAACGTTTGCAAATTTTGCCATTGCTTGAGATGCTTCTTCTACAGATAGGTTTGTTGCTGTTCCCATCTGTAATGCAACTTCAGTGAACCCCGACAGGTTTTCCTTCGCTACTCCTAACTGGGCAGCTAATCCCATTGTTTCAGCTATAAGGGTTGCACTTTCTGGAATTGTTTTAGACATATTCATAATGTCTTTATCTAACTGTTTAAACTCTTGTTCAGTTGCGTCATTTACTGTCTTTCTAACTTGTGCAAACGCATCTTCCCATTCAACAACTGCTCCTATAGAGCCTTGAAATGCTCTTTTAAGAGGTAAAGAAAGAACTGTTGCACCTGCACCGAATGAAAGCATTGCGTTTCTAAATTCTGCTATCGCAGCTCTATTGGTCTTTATTGCTCCTAGAGTTTTACCTAAACCAGTTCTCATAAGTCTATCTCTAGCAACAAAGTACTCCATAGACTTACCAGCTTCTCTAAGTTTGTTCTGGTACTTATCTGTTTCTAAACGCAACTTCTCCATCTTAGTTCGTTGCTTAGTAACCTCTGCACTATTTTCTTTGAACTGATTCTTAACTTTCTCAAGAACCTTTTCCTCTGTTTTTAAAATGTTGTTAGTTTGCTCAATAGCGTTCTTTAGTCTACGTTGTTCCTCTTTAAAAGCCTCAACATGTCTACCTTGTAACTTTAATCTCTCAATGTGAGTTTTAGCATATTCATTGGTAGCTCTAAGATTATCTCTATACTTCTTACCCTCAATGTTCTGCTTGGCTTGAGCATCTTTATTCTTTTGCATCTCAATAGTGAGTTTAGCAATCTCTTGACGAACTCTGTTGACGTTCATCTGTTGCTTTTCCCAGTCTTTAGAACCTTCTTTAAGACCTTTTAGCTTCTCCATATAGACGCTATGCTTTTCTTCAAGAGTCTGCATTTGCTTACTCATTATCTTATACGTTTCAGCTAAAGCCTCGCCCTCACGTCCAGTGGCTTGGTACACTTTATTGACTGTACGCATTTCATTCCTGTGCATACTTAATTGTCTATTAATCTTCTGTAAACCATCTGATACTGGTCTATGGTTAATGGACATTTCAACAAGTATACCAGCGTTACCACCGACTTTACCATAACTTGCCATTTACTTCAACTCTTTTCCATATTTAATTTTTATATCTTAAAAATAGGCACAAAAAAAATCGGGGAGCATAGCTTTTTCATTAGCTAATACCCCCCTTGTATTATTTTTAATGTTTAAATCCATTAATGAAATCTTCTAAAGGCATTGCACCTTTGTCATTACTATAATTATTACTTGTCTTGTGCTTGCCTTCTTTGATTTCTTTTAATCTTACTTTAGCGTTTACTAAATCAAATAACTCTTCTTCAGTAAAGCTATCTATATCCTGCATAGTATAACCCTCTCGTATAAGAGAGTCTAACATACTACTATACTCAAAATAAGATTGTTCCCAAGAGAGAGTTTTTACTTTCCCTCTTGAGCATCAATTACGTCTTGTTCATCTACACCCATAACGTCCATCATGATATTAGGTAATAGCTCCATAATCTCATCTGATGGAACACCATCTAAGATTGAATCTACAGTAACTTCTTTCTCATTCTTGAAGATATGGTCTGCCGTAACCTCTAACATTCTATCAATCATATCAATGTCACTTAATTCATTCTTTTCTTGCTCTGCGTACATTTTCATGATAGCATGAGTTGTACGTGCCATGATACGTCCTGATTTGTAAGTTTCCTCTGTTCCATCTTCTTTAATTAAAGTAATCTCTACATTTTTACTAGCCATTATAAATTTCTCCTTTTTTAAAATATAAAATATGTAAAAAACACCCTCGAAAGGGTGCTTTAATTATGCTTCACTACCTGCTGTATCGCCATTTAAATTATCGAATTTATTTAATACTGCTTGACGTTTATCTTCACCTTTAGCCATACCATAAGTGATACCATCAACAGCTACGAATGAACCTGTAAGTTCATCTGGTTGTGGTTCTTGTGGTTGGTCTTCGTTTGTTTCAAACGTTTGTTCTTCTAAACGGAACTTACCTTTTAGAAGTGAGAAGAAGTATGGTTCACCGTTTAATAGGTTAGATTCCATAACAATTCCTGCGTATGGTGGACGTGTGTCCTCTCCAACCCAAACGATTCCATCTTCACTTTCTTCATATCCTAATAATGCGTTTGTCGCTTCCTGTGGTAGGTCTAACACTGATAGTGAAAGCTCTACTTCACCAGTACCAATTATGTTTATTTGTAATCGCTAATTACAAACTCATGTTATTACATGACACTAGATTTCTCTACGTGTTCAGACTATTTGTCACTCTTAATAATTAAGATAAGGATTGTTCGGATATGCTTATATCCTACGATGCCCCAAGCATCTAGTCGTTGAACGTCCCTCTTAGAGATTACTCTCCTTAGAGGTTTCGCTGCTAAATATCCATTGTTATAACACTTAGGATTTAACCATATGTTATCTAACTGTTTTTTTCTATTTTCATAACCATCACACTTGACTTTTCAGTCTATGTTGTGGTACAGTTAGCTTTAGGACTTCTTAGCAATTAACCCTTTAGTACATGCAAATCACTTTACATGCAAAGCTACTTAAACTTGTTGTGAAACGAAATAAGGAATGTTTGAAGCGTAAGTTTTAGTTGATTCTGCACTTAGCCCAGAAATACTAGCTGATACAGTACCACCTTCGTTAGAATTACCTTCTACAACAAACGTATCTTTTACTTTGTCGTCATCGCCGTACACAAAGATTGTAGCACATCGTTTAAATATAGACGTTACTCTATATTCTTATGTTTCTTCATAACACTGGATTTCTCCACGTGGTCAGACTATTTGTTAACCTTATTCATAATAAATAACTATATTCACTATGAATGAGATTGAGGATTTTTCTTCCACACTTGTGGCTTTACTCTTCCATCAGAAGATAGTCGTTGAACGTTTCTCATATGTCTTTAGACACTTAGAGATTTCGATGCTAAACTTCCATTATATCATACTTTAGGATTTAACCATAGTACATCTCATTAGTTTTTTCTGCTTTCGCCACTCTTCACGCTTACCATTTCTAGTTACGTTGTAGTCTAATGAGCTTTAGGATTTCCTAGCAGTTAACCCTCGATACATGCACTCCGTACATGCAGAGCTTTATTATACTCTTTTAAACCCAATTGTTGTTGCCATAATTTAATTTCCTCCATTTTTTAATATAATTGATTTCTATAATTGTATTGCCGAGTTATCGTTACAAGATTATTGTAATCTGGGTCAATATTATCATACCCAGTACTATAGTAAAATCCATATTTTTCTAACTCTCTTTCAAGAGCTACGATTCTACTTTCATAATCTGTCTCGTCATAATCGGCAAAGAAAAACTGAACTTGAAATCTTTCAGCTGTGAAAGAAGTCATATTACTAGCGTGTCCTCTAGGTGTACTTGTTACTGTTGTAACTTTAACTATAGGAACGCTATTCATTACATCAAGTTTCTCTGGAACATGAAGCATATAGAAATTATCTCTAGGGATAATGTCCTCCATGTTGTTTACTATAATATCTTTAAATTCTCTAGCTATTGATAAGCTAAGTTTACTCTTAATCATTTCAACCCTGCCTTTAACAGCTCCATTAAAGCGACCTCTCTAATTCTATCAATAGTATCTTTAGAGCCACTCTTAACAGCTTTCTCAAAGAACCTTTGAGGTCTAATGTGTATCGTACCATTATTAACAAACACTGCTCTCCAGTGAGTGTCTTTACCATAACCAACGATATATGAATCATCGACTTTCTGATACTTAACATCATTCTTTAAGCGTGTCATAGAGTAAGGTGTGTAAGGTCCATATTTATCTGGCTTTCTAGGCTCTGGTCCTACTGGTGTATGTTTTTCAACATATCCAGCCATAACTTTTGCACCTTCACGTAATGCTTTATTGGAGGCTTTCTCTTTGTTCTTTTCTAGTTGTGTCAACATTCTAACAAGTTTCTCATCAAGAACTACAGCATAGTTCCCGTCTTGCCAGTTTCTATTATGTCTTGCCATATGATGCACCTCCCTACTTTTTATCAGTTAGGGTAATCATATCAAATTCTTGTCTGTCATCATCTGGAATGTATTGGTGAATATCATATATATTATCTTTAATCTTTACTTTCATTGTATTATCAATATCATGTCTTTGTCTATGTCTAATGATAATAGTCTTTCTAATATCATGACCAGTACCGACTGCCTCTTTTACATCTCTAATAGAGTGACGTGTAAAAGCACACCAACATGTAAAAAGTTCCACTGGTATTTCTCTAACAGTTCCTCTAGGTGTTCTCTCTTCTTTCATAGTCATGAATGTACATCTATGTCTAAGTTTACCAGCATCGTTTAACAGTGCCATTAATCATCTCTCCTCCATCTCTGGTTGTAATCAACAGAATCTTTTGGAGCATAGAATGTTGTGCTTTCTGGTGGTGTTTCATTTCCTTTAATTGCTGTATGTGTATCTACAACATTAGCCAGATAAAATCTAGATAACTCTTTTTGATATTCATCGTATAGCTTATATCCGTCTACCTCATTACCTCTACCACCATGTTCTACAAAAGCAATTTGCCAATTTCTATGTGGGTCTAATAAGTCAGCAAATACATATCTCATCTCATGTACGTTTGAACGTGGTGACATGATAACTCTATCCTCATACCATTGTCCAATTAATTGTAATCTAGCTATATCAAACTCACTAGGATAATCTTCACCAAAATCATCAAACTTGAGATTTAAGTATGTTTCAACAAATGACTTAGAGGCTTTGATTAACAGATTAATATACATATCTTCTGCATCATGGTCAACTTTTAAATATTCATTCTTAACCATGTCTAAAGTTAAACTGTCCAATCTCACTTAACCTCCTTCATGAATTTATCCCAGTCTTTTTTATAAAGACCAATCCTAGAACTTAAATCTTTATGCTCATAAGGATTAATAATATCAACTAAGTCCTCATCGTATAATTCTTTAGCTAGGTCATACTTGAAATCTCTTTCATTGTTTCTCTTGCATGTTTCAAATTTTTCTGTTAAGATAACATCTTGTAAGAATCTTACTCTTAACATAGCTATGACCTCCTTTATATGTATAAAGAGGAGCATTAAGCTCCTCATGATTTATTACTTGTTCTTAGTAGATGCGTGTACGAGTGCTTCTGCGTTAATTACAGCACCGTCCATGTAACCATCTAATGCAACTAATTGTGTACCGTTAAGAGTTTGTTGTGTATCTCCATTAACGTGTTTAAGTGCAAAGTCTTGTTTAACCATAACTCCATATGCTGCACCAATATTACCGAATAAGACACCGTCTTCTTTATCAAGTACGTCAGAAATGTGGATTGGGTAACCGAATAATGTACGTCCGATACGTCCATTCACTTGACCATCTTGCATTAAGAACTCTAAGTCGTCACCTTTGATTTTAGCAATTTCATTGTACACTTCACGTGATACGTAGAAAGCTGCACCGTTTAAGTAGTAAGGGTTTAATGAGTTTACAGTTTCAATTAAATCACCAACAGAAATAGTGTTAGTTAATTTAACTTTGTTGTAACCATCTTGACCTAACGCTGATTCAGAAAGTAACCCTTCAAATGCGTTCTCTCCACCTACACCTTTAAAGATTGAGCGTTCTACAGCACGAGCTGTACGACGTGCTAATAAGTCTGCTGAGTAACCTAGTAAGTCCATAGCAGAGTCATTTAATAATTGTTGAGTAAGAGTAACTGCTGCACCTACACGTTTTTGGTTTAATGTAACGTGAGCAAAACGTAATGAGATTGAAGGGATTTCTTCGTTCTCACCTACGAATCCTGCTTGGTCATCAGTAGTCTCTTTAGCAATTTTTAAGTGACCTTTTTGTGATGGGTACTTACGAGCCTGTGCAAATACAGGTGACGCCTCTTCCATTTTAGTTAAGATTCCTTCAGCAACATGTTCAGGAATTAAAACGTTTCCTTCTTCAGTAGTGTTTACAAATTGAGCACGTTTTTCAATGCCAGCAAAGTCTTTGCGTACAAATGAGTTTAGTGCCTCTTTTTCTTCTAATTTACGTAATTCAACTTCATTTAATTTCGTCATATACGAAACCTCCGTATTAATATTTTTATTGTTTCTTAATTCTTCAATAGTTTCATCAATTTTTTCAACTTCTGAAAATAGTTTCTGTGCTTCTTTATTGTCCATGCTACGCTTTTCTTTCTCTAAGCCATCAAGCTCATCAAGTAAAGCATTGCGTTTCTCTTTAAGTTCTTTAATGCTCATAATAATTAACCTTTTTTAAGAGTTCTCATTCTACGTTCAAAAGTATCGAAAGAGAAAGACTTACCTTTAGAACTGTCTAATGAACGTTCTCCATCGACAGGCTCTTCAGCTACTGGCTCTTCTACTTTTGGTTCAGAACTCTTATCTTCAGTAGGTTCTTCCTCCTTTGTGTCAGATTCACCATTCTGCACACCAGGTACTTCATCTGGGTCAGAACCATCGTAATCTTTAACTTTTTCGTCCTCTTCAGATTCAGGTTTGTTTACTTGCTCACCTTCATCGTCAATTCCTTTTACTTTTGTATCATGGTTATAAGAACCTTTATCATCAATTTCTTTATCTCCATAATACTTGTCTGGCTCTTCGTCAGCTTTGATAACTTTTAAATCATCTTCGCTTTCTGCTTGTTTAGCAGTTTGTTGTCCTACGGCATAATTATCTTTCTGAACATTAACATCATTACCATCTTTATCTACGCCCATTGTTCCACGTAGCTCACGAACTTCATCTGATAACGTCTTTAACGCTCGGACTAATTCTTCCATATGTTCCTTATTCATATTGTCCTCCTTAATAATATCGTCTGGAATAATAGACTCATCTACTGAATCTAATCCACGACTTGCAATTGTAGATTGAGCATAAGCTGGTGTTCTCACAGCAGACACCTCAAATAAGTTTAAATCCTCAATATGTCTTTCATAAACATCATCTTCGATAACATTCCATGCGTCCTCAATAACTGAAAACCCAAATGACATATTAGTGATTAAACCACTAGAAATCATTTCAAACCAGTCTCTACCAACTGAAGTATTAATGATTCTAGCTTCCATTCTCAATCCCTCATCATCTTCCTCTAACTTTAATGTATCATTTTTTGTAGAGGCTAAAACTAAATCAGGGTTGTGGTCTGCTAAGAAATCAATATCACCAGATGCTCTTTCAATAGCTCTTTTAAAAGCACCTCTTGCAATCTTCTCACGGAATCGTTTAACAACTCCTAGCTCCTCACTGTACTGCTCTGTTTTATTTACATAACCAGCTACAATCATGTCACCATCGGATTGCACTCGTGCTTCTCTAATCCTAAATTCTACTTGTTTCTCCATTGAGATAAACACCTCCTATTTTGAATCCTCATCTATTTTTTCTTCATCGAGGTCTTCTTTCTCATTAGTTTCTTCATCTTCACTTTCATCATCAGATTCTTCACTATCCTCTTCTTCAGAGTCTACTTTAACCTTATTATCTAACTTGTCATTAAAAGCATTATCGCCATTTAACTCACTTACTTGTTCTAGATTGTTAGGGTCTAAAGAAACACCCATGTTTGGAAGTGTCATCATTCTAGAATCTGCGTTATATAGAACTGTACCGATTGACCACATAAAGTAGTTATCTTTAATGTTCTTGTAACCATGTCTTCTTCTTGCTTCACTGATATTAATAATTCCACCTTTAAGAGCTTGAATTGTACTCTCAAATTTCTCTCTTTCAGTAGTGATAAGAATATCGTCAGTTACAAATCTAATTCTATAACCTTCACGCTTTTCTTTCTCTAATAGTAATGAACGCTCTAAAGCATTTTCTATTGACGAAATAATAGGTGATAAGGTATACTGTAGTAAGTGAATGTTGTTTTGTTCGTTAGAGTTATATTTATTACTTTCAGCGTTAATCATACTCTCTGGAATATTGAATACCCTAGCAATATCAGAAAGTGTTGTTTTCTTACTTGCTGTAAGTTCTAGTTCATTTGGATTTAATGACACAGCCTCATGTTCAATACCATCTTCTAGGATAACTGTTTTACCAGCATTTCCAGCACCACCATAATTACCAGCCCAACTATGTTTAATGTTTTCTAGGGCTCTATCAGTTAATTTAGTTGGAACTTTAAGTATAGATAGTGGTAATGAACCATTCTCTAATAAGGCACTACTATATGACTGTTGTCTTAATGCCAATGTAAGTAAGTCACTATTAAGCTCTAGTATACCTTTTGAAGTTAATCCATCTGTTGTGTTTTTTAATATAATAACTAACTCTTCAGGTGATAAATTACCTACAATTTGACCAGCACCATTTTTAATTTCAATTTCTCCATCTACAATAAATGGCTTATCTCTTCTAATTAATTTCTTAATTTGAATGTTCTTAGCCTCTATGTGATGAATACCGATTAGTTCATTTCTATTCCATTCAGGATATAAATATGAACTACCATAAAGTAAATAGTCTGTCGCAATTCTTTTCTTTAAGTTGATACCACTCATTAATGAGTTAGGTTCTTTATTAAGTAAGAATCGTCTGTTATCATCATCTAAGATGATTTTTTCTCCGTCACTGTCAATCTTGTAAATCTCAATAGGCAATCTTGCAATTGTAGAAGAGATTATATCTGTAGATGCAGCCACAGCAGAAATAGACATAGCCTCATCTTCACTGATTTTTGTAGTACCAGCATTTCTAACATCAATATAACTTCCACCAAAAGTGCTAGTAACTTCGTTTCTATTCTTGTTTGTGTTTAAAAAACTAGACATCACACTGTCTAAAATTCCCAAGTAATAACCTCCAATCTACAGAATTATAATTCCTCTATCTTCATATGCACCATGTAAAAAGCCCTCTTCAATATCTCTGTTCCATAGATAAACAGCATCTACAGTTGAGAATACCATATCGACTTTTCCTGTACTTTTCTTTTTCGTAACATAAATACCCATGTTGGTATTTACTAATTGTTTTGCGTTTTTAAAGTTTACTTCTAGTAATTCATTAGTTTCGTAATGGAAATCTCCCTCTAAAATCTTATCTCTCATAAGTTTAAATGGAGTTCCTAATGCAGAATCATGTTGTCGTACTTCAATACATTCATAGTTACCCTCATCTTCCCATCTGCGTTTAGATGAGTTTGCGTTACGTCTATCGTAACCAATTCCTTTAATAACTACACCATATTTTGATTCAATCTCTAAAACAAAATCTTCCACAAATCGCTGGTCTATTGTTCTATCTCCTGTGAAATAACACCAGCCATTATCTCTCATTCTAAAGTAATCTATTCTTTCTGTTCTTGTCTTTTCATTAGCTCTATCTTCTGGAATAAATGACCATGACTTCGTATAGAACTTCTCTGTGTTTGGGTCATAGTGAACCATTGACACAGCTGTATTGTCTATTGTTTCAGCTAAGTCTACACCAATATAGACTTCTTTACCTCTCCAATCAAACTCTTTTATCTTGTTCTTTTGCATATCATCAATGTTTACATAGTTTTCGTTTACGTCACCATCAACAAAGATATTTAAGTGTTTTGTTAGATAGTTTGATTTTTTAGAAGGCATATCATCAGATTTCTTTCTTTCATCATCTAGAATTTCATAGTTTTCTGGAACACTATATAAAATAGGGTTTGCTTGATACATCGCTTCATCAGTATGCCATTCTTTTGGATTATCTGGTTTATAGATTAAAGCAAAAACTTTATCATCATCTATAATCCCGTCTAACACTTTTTCTGCATAATCTACTTCTTCAGTCATAGGGTTTTCTGTGGTATGATATGCTGTTGAGATTATAATTCCCGTTCTATTAAGTTGTGATAACTGGCTAGAAGCCATTGAGTCTAAAGGATAACGTGACGGCAGAGCAGCTGTCTCATCTGCAAGCCACACTGCTGCTTTTCTTCCATCAAGTTTGTCCTCAGAATACGCTAAAGGTTTCATGGTTGACTTTTTAAGTAAAAATCTAACCTCTGAACGTACCCATTTAAAATGTTTAGAGACAGCAGGAGATTTATCTAATAGCATTTCCATCTGCTCTTTAATAAGACTTGATAAATCTTTAGTTGCAGAAACACTAAAGAATCTAGAGTTTTCAGGCTCTATCATCATAAATATAATAAACATTAATCCTGTCAAGAAAGTTTTCAATTGTGTTATCGTACAAGTTTTTTATCATGTACTTCTTACTATCGCTAGTAAGTTCAGCTTAAATTTCCACCTACATCATAACATGTTTAGTGTGTTGGAGTCTCGTGGGGTTATTTTATTCTGTCTAAACAGTTTCAAACCCTAAGCGTTACAATCTCTATTAACTTTTAAATTAATAGCATATCTCGGAATTGTCTCAGTGAGAGTTTTTCCGATTTACTCCAATTACGGATAGCTATTTCTAACTATCTAGGCAAATACTTTACCATTCTTTCTTCCGATTAACATTATAGATGTTTCATATTTTCTTTTCTCTGGGTTGTTCTTATATTTCCAACACATTACATTAGCAATAAAATACCATTGGAATCCACCTAATGTTTCATAGGTGCTTGCACCAGCATAAATACCATCTGCTAAATTTATTAACTTTGTTATTCCATCTATCTTTTTTAATAGGTCTACATCAAAAAAGTAATTACTATCTTCATTATTTAATTCATCTAAAAATCTTTTACATTCCTTTTTTATGTAGTTACCGGCTATTACATTGCCCTCTGTAACATCAACAGCGTACTTATAAGACGGGTGATTTAATAAATATTCATCAATCATTTTACATCGTCCTTTGCATACACGAACTGATAATCTTTATACCTTTGTCTGGCTTCCCAAACTCTAAAACTCATGTTTGATGGTCTTTCTTCAAAAGGACATATCGGTTTATCTCTTAGTAGATTATCATATAAAGGTCTTCTAGAAAGACCGTTGTTTTTAAAATACTCCAGACACTCTTTAGCACTTTCAAAGCTATGGACTAAAACACCATGCTCGTAAACATTCACCCCCATAGGCGGTTTACGTTTTAAGTTTTTAATAATTTTATTGTATAATTCTGGGTCATTTTTTACTCTTTCTTTGGTTTTTCTTCTTATCAATTCACGTGTCTCTTCTGATTGTTTTCTGCCCTTTTGAGACTCAGAGATACGTTTCCTAGTCTCTGGAGTTCTTTTACGACCTAGATTTACCTTAGAAAGTTTTGCTCTTATTTCTTCCTGTCTCCATTCTGGTTGCTCATTAAAATCATATTTAGCTAAATAGCCACCATCAGCAATATTGTAATTACCATATTTGAAATTTGATTTTAATTCTTCTATCCAGAATTTTTCCCTCTCATCTAAGTCAAAAGCATCTTCAGAAGAATCAATAATCTCAACCTTAAAATTGTCAACACCGTATTTTTCTACAGCTCTTCTAATTAAAGTGCCACTACCAAAATAAGTAGGTATAAACTTATCAGATTTCTTTTGTCCAACATAAATCTTTCCGTTTACTAAATTTGTTGTTTTGTATACATAACCATACATATTATCAAATCCTTTTTTAAGATATTGTTAAAGAAACGTGCATCTGTATGGTTATGTGTGTGGATTGATAAGATACACGCTTCTCTAACGATATAATAGAAATCTCCCCAGAAATAAAACTGGGGAGAAAGGAGAAAGATTTTATGTTAAGAGAATTTTTGAGATTTTTTAAATCTCTTTCAATAATCAGAATTTTTCTGATAATTAAAACAAACTTAAAAAACAGGGTGGAATCAACCACCCTTTAAAATGTTTCCTACTGGGACTCATCTATAGAGAGGAGTGAGGAATCCTATTATACATCTGTAATATTATCTGATATGAATATTATGTATCAGAGGACAATTATTCTCTCCTGGAATGTAGTTATTGCTGTTCGTCCTCTTGTTTATAAACAAAGCTCTTGTAATAATCTACTCTTTAATATTTCCAAGTGAAAGTGGGTTGCTGTAAAGAGCTTTTATATATTAATATCTTTTAATGAATCCATCAACCATATTGTAACGCTCTTGATTAATCGTTTCCAACATAGCTCTCTCTGGTGTATAACTTTCAATTTCTTTTAAATCTAATTTTAAAATACTCTTGAAAATATTCTTACTAAAACCAGACACTGTAATTGTCCCTCCCTCATCTTTATCTACTGTTGCTGTGTCACTATTTACATACCAGAAGATGATTGAGGGTAGGTTATAACCTTGTTTTCTATACATTCTTTTCATATTGCGATAGAATGTATCGTTGATATTTCTTGTAGTTGCCACATCAAAGTTCATATCTGAAATGATAAGCAATGATTTAGGCATGTCAGTGAATCTATAATTGTTTCTTACTGCTGTATCTAAGATTAATGAAAATACTTTTTTTAAATCTGTGTTCATTCCCCAGTCAGACATTGCCATATTGTTCACTTTATCATATATGTTATCTCCTTCTATACTTTCAATTGAGGGTGATTCAGAGAATGTAATGAAGTGGTCTTTAAAGCGACCTTTATTACCCTCTGCTATCAATATACCAATTGATAAAGCAACATGAATAGGTAGTCCATACATAGAACCTGAAGTATCTACGATTGGCATAACATCAAAATTATGTTCTACTTTCATGTCATTCCACATCGCATCTAAAGATTTGATTTGGTCATCTGGTAAATCAGTAACCCCACCATAGTATTTAAATACCTTTTCAACAATTTGATAAGGTTCTAATGTGCCAGTATTTATTTTTTCTTTCCCTTTTGAGACATTGTCAATATATTCTAAGTATCGTTCTCTATCATTTCTCATGAAAGAATTATAATACTTTAAGTTAGCTAAACTAGGAACTTTAGAGTAATCAATGTCCTCATATCTTTTTTCAGTTAGTTTACTCTCTACTAAATCTAACTGTCTTCTTAGATATGTTACTGTTTTTCTATAATTTTTTCTAGAGTCGAATAAAACTAATAACTTTTTATAAGCTATTTTATTTACTGTATTCTTAGAACTCTCTGTCGGCATATACTTAGCTAATAAAGAAACGTCATAAAGTCTATTTTCCTCTACTGCTTTTAAATCACCATTTAAGATTTCTTTTAGTCGTGCGATAATACTAACTTCCATGCTAGACATATACATATCTCTACCTAAGAATTTAACAATATCTTTGAAAGAGCCAAACTCTACAATACAATCAACTAAACTATCAATTCTTTTGAAGTGAGTTAAATCACCATCAGAGAAATAGCTTATGTCTTCTAAATGATTTAAGAAAATCTGAAGTAAATCTCTGTCTCCAGCTCCACCACGAACATCTCGACCATACATTACAACTCTGCAAGTTAAATAAAAATCCTCTTTAAGAGCATCATTTAATTTCTGTTCAATTGCCTCTGGTTTCCATCTAGCGTCACCAAAGCTATTGTATAAATCTAGAACATTACTTAAACTACTCTTTAAAGCTGTTTCTCCATTATGTCCAACTGTGTAGTTATTCTCTTTCTTTAAATCATTTAGAAAGCTCATAAAATCTCTCTCCTTTACTCTTAACTCTATTATAGCACATGAACTAATGCCATGTCAAGTATTATTTTCATAAATATACAG